GGCGCCTCGCCCTGCATCTTCTTTTCTACGTCGTCGGCGAACGCTTGCGCAGCCTCGGGACTGTCGAACTTACCGAAGTGTTCCCCCGTCTTACGGTAATGCTCTATCGCCTGCTGCGCGGTGAGGCGCTTGCCGCCAACCATGGACGGAAGAAGCACCTCCTTACCGTCGATGTTGGTCGAGAACGTCACCACATTAGAAAACGACCCGTCCGGGTTCTTCACCTTCGGGTACTTGCTGTAGTCGAACGGATTCTGCGTGCCGGGCTCCACCATACCGGTAGGAAACGCCGACGCCAAAGGCTTCGCCGAGCTAGGATCGAACCCACCAACCGGCTTCGCAGAAGAAGGATCGAAAGCCATTACTCTACCGTCTCCCACCCACCGTTATTGAAGCGTGCACGGTTGCCGTTCGCGTCCTCGTAAATTTTACCGTTCTCGAACTGTTGCGCGCCTTGTCCGCGCTCAGAATAGTCAGGAAGCATATCCTTCATATCTGGGTTGCGCTTCAAGAACCGCTCGCGCCCCTCCCTGTAGCGGCGAATAACTCCTTGCGCCGCCTTGCGGTTAATCGCCAGAATACGGCGCAGCGCATCCGGGCTGGCCTGAATGTCCCCCCCGGCCATGCGCTCCGCGAACTCCCTGTCGGCGTCTGACAAACCTGTACCGGCGCCGAAGGCACGAATGTTCTGAGCAACCTGTCCGCCGATAGTGGCGAGGTAAACGTCAGTGTTCTCCGTCTGCGGAGACGGTTTTCCGGTCAACGTGGTGAAAGCGCGCCCGATTAAATTCCGGGTCTGTGGGGAGAAGCCCGTCGTAATGCCTGCCGTGAGAGCTTTCTCTGCTTCATCGAGCGCCGCAAGCCCCACCTGCGCAGATTCGGCTTCTGTACGCTGCTTGTCCACAGCTTCAAAGAAACCTTTGCCTGCCGCCGTACCCGTAGCCGCCGACTCGGCAAGTCTCCGTTTCGCTTCGGCTTCAGCATCGACGGTGGATAGCGGCGTCACGCCTGGCCCGCCACGCCCTGCCGGTTGCGGGGAGCCCCCTCCTTGGTAGGGTTGCGCTCTTGGCGCTGGCACTGGCGCCGCGCCGCCAGACGGAACCCCCGGCTGCACAACTGTTGGGACTCCATTGACATCCACCACGCGCCACTGCTGCCCGCGGTTCATGTTGTCGTAGAGTTCACGTTGCTGTGGGCTGAGTTTACTGTACGCCTCCCACTCTTGGAGTTTAGCTGGTGTGTTAGCTTTCGCCCTGGCGTCGTTGCCAAGCAGCATCGCCACAGTATCCCGCGCGGAATTAGGGTCAGATGCAAGCGCGTCCCGCGTTTGCTGAATCTCCTCCTCGGACATCCCAAGGTTGGGCGCGACGCGGTTAAACGCGACGATCGCCGCATCCATGATCGAGCCTTCGCTGGCCCCGGCGTCTTTTGCGCGGTCCATCGCACTGACGACATACTGCGCGCCGTTCAGAAGCGCGGTGCGGCGGCGCTGCGTAGCGGCGTCTGCCTCTGCCTGCCTGCCTTGGCCAATCTGCTGCCGCCCAATCTCAAGAGCCTGCTGCTGCGCCTCCCACTCGCCGGGCGCGATGCGCTCGCGCTCGCCGTATCGCTGCAATTCGCGCGCCGTCTCCGGATCGCCCGCGATGTCGCCATAGACGGAGCGGAGAGCTTCGTAGGCGCGGTCCTTGCGCCCCCTGTCAATGACCGCGTTGTAGTTATCGTAAAAAGGACTCGCCATTAGAGTAAGCCTCCGTCAGAGCCCAAGCATATTACCGAAGCCGCCAAACATATCGCTAAAGATACTGCTGGCGTTGGATCCGCTCTTTGGGTCTGCCATGATCCTAGCCTGCCCGATGCCTCCAACCGTACCCGCTTGCCCGATCATCCCGGCGCCCTGTAAGCCGCGCGAGGAGAGTCCGCCGAGTTGCGTCAGGTAGTTGTTGAACGTCGTCGCGGCGAGGTCTTGCCCGTAGCGCGTAAGTGCCTTAGCCGTCGCCCCGCTGTTAAGGAGCCCTTTTGCGGCGTTGCTCGATGCAATCGCATTCTGCCCCTGCCCGAGTTGGAAGTTGTAGCCTGTCGAACCGAGGTAATTGTCGAAAGCCGCCTTGGCCCTGGTGGGGTCGCCCCCGACTCCGAGAAGGTCGGAGATTGCGGTGTTCGCAGCCGCGCCCTGGGGAACGTATTGCTGCCCCACTTGGTTGTCGGCGAGGTAGTTGAACCCCGCCATAGCTTGCTTCGCGTCTTGTCGCGAAGAACTGCCGCCAATAAGCGACCCGATGAACGGAAGTGCTGCGGCCCAAAAAGCCATGGGTATATGTCCTCGTCGCGCGTGGATGAGCAGGGCCAGGAGCGCCTAGTGGCGCTGCGCGATAAACGCGGGGCACAGGGATATGGTACTACGTCACTTCAGGGGTGTAAAGGGCTCCCCGTCTAGGCAAACCCATAGGAGGTCTGTCCACCGCCTGCGGACACGCCATCGTCAAAGGCGGAAACCACCAGTCCGATAGGGAACCTGTCCTTGCTGCTGTTTTGAGCAGCAAAAGCGCCGGACGACCTGTTGACGGCGTAGCAGGCAGTCCCAAGAGACTCCCCGGCCTGATGCGCCGAGGCGTTCAAAGTCTTGTAAAGCGCCGACAAGTTCGTAGTGGTCGAGGGCTTGAATATGACCGCTACGGGGGTGCTGGCAGCCAAGTCGTAGGTGTTGCCAAACGGTATTGTATAGCAAGAATGGCTCGCGCCTATGCCGACAGCGTTCAGGTCCACAGATACCGTTTCCTCTGCTGCTGGCGTCCCCAGCGGGTCGCTGTAGAGAACAACGTCGAGATTGCCCGATACCAGGGCGCCAAACGTCACCCCGTATATCCTCACAGGGAACGGGAACTGCATAACATTCCCGTACTCGTTCGGAGATGAGCTGCTGTTCCACGTCTGCGTTGTTATCGTTGTGAAGTTACACGCCCCGTAGAAAAAGCCGAGCGTCCCATCAGACGCGGTAATTACGCAGTTCGGAAGCCCGCTGACTGCTCCCCAGCTCCCAACAGACGTGTTTGCCACGAGAACCGGAAGCCCTGGAATGGTCGATGACGCATTGGCTTGATATGATACTTGAAACGTGTCGGACCCTGCCCGCGTCGTAAACTGAACCGAGAACGCGATTAAATCTCCGTGCGCCATCGTCTTCGTGCCGGTATCGGGGACGTGCGTCTGCCAGGCGTTCGCCGTTACCCCGCCCCCGCCCCCCGTCATGGTTTTAGAAACGTCGAAGTTAACGACGCCGGCGGTATTAGCGGGTCTTGCCGGTGGACCGTTTGACAGATCGACGGCTGCCAGCCCAACCTTTATGGCAGACCCCGCGTTTGAAAATGTGACTGACCCAGACCGCCACTCCAGCGCAGATGACCCGGATGTATCAACCGTATGCGACCCGCCGTCTGCCCAGTAAATATGCCCGATGTACGACTCCCCGCTGTCAGCCGCAGACACCCCTGTAGATGAGGCTGTAGCTATTACAGGATACCCCATCCTGTTAGCCGTACCAAACGCGCTGAGGAGTGGAAGCCCTGTTACGTTTGCAAACGCCATTCTATGACCTCGTAATGGTGAGCGTGATTGTCACTGCTTCGATGGTGTCGCAGCTATCTACGTTGGGTCGAATGATGTCCCCAGCACTGATACTGGTTGTCCAGCCTGTCAGAGTGCTGTCTTGAGACTTTACCGCGCTCGATATGGTCGGAGGAGCCGCCGCCGTAATGGAGTCAGCGTCGGTCGGCGGGTAGTTGGCATAAGTGTCTTTCCACAGATCGACAGTGATGTTGCCCGTCTGGTCCGCAAGCATCGTCACGGCGGTTATTGTGCCGGAATACGGAATGTAAACGTCTCGCTGTACCCCTGTGGTTATCGCACTCCCGCCGCCATCTATTACGAATGTGACAGCTTGCGAAAAGCTCGTTATTCCTCCAAGCGTAACATCCTGCCATGCCGTATCGTTCCAGTCGTAGAACGAAAGAACTTCGGTATCCGTGGCGAAGTAAAAGGACAGCGTTCCTGTCGCAGCGGTGGGTGCAGCCGGGCGAGACGCCGCAGTGCCCTGCGCAAGGTAATTGCCAACGAGTGAGCCCGCCATTTACGTTATCTCCGCCATAATACACTCCCCAGCCTCAGTGACCACAAACTCAGGATCGGTGCCTCCTACAAGTTCACCTGTTGTCAGCGGTGCGAAGATCGCGGCGGCGTCTCCCGTAACAGACACCACAAGCGTACTCCCTGCCCCGTTATCTTGCAGAGAAATGCCGTCCCCGGCCGTCAGCACACGCTCGTTCGTCAACGTAGCATCAACCGCGAGCGTGACATACTGCGGCGTCTCCAAAGCATCGGCGTTAGCCTGCGCGGCGGCGGCGTTTGTCAGAGCCTCTTGGACGCTCAATACAAGTTTGATGAGGTTCTGCCATTGCCGAATGAAGAAGGGCGTCGGAGCGCCGTTGCTCTGCGCGACGGGCACGTTGTTGGTAAGGGGATCGACCGGACTAACGGGCATTGTCGATCTCCGGTATCTCCACGTCGCAGCCGTCGATGCGCTTCGGCCCGCCGACATCCGTAATACGGAAGATGCGGCCCGGCGCGGCAAAGGAACCAAGCGCGCGGTAAGCTACCTCTGCGTCATACTCGCCCTCTGTAAGCGCCACGGAGAACGGCCCAGTCCAGGTGCTGCCCCCGTCGTCGCTGAAATACAGGCTCATAGTCGCCGTCGTGCCGGAAGTAAGCTGCCCCGGCGAAACGGAAGCGCGCAACGCACCTACCGTGAGCTTGTTGCGGCTGCGGTGCGGGATAACCCCGGTCGCTGTATGCGTAACCGCAAGAGCGTCGTTGTCCTGTGCGGCAGCGGCAGAGCACTCCCAAACGTCGTTCGTGGTGCGGTCGCCGGCGACGATGCGTTTATCCCACATCACCCCTGCGACCATGTCCCAGTTAGCGAAGCCGGATGTTATGAACTCGCACCATTGTCCTGTCGTCACATCGTAGAGCCAGTTACCCTCGCTGCCGAGGTCTAGCACATAGAACGTATGCCCGTCATGCGTGAACGTCCACGCGCGTTGGCGACTAAGCGCGCTAGACGCCTCTTCTTCCGTCAGAACAGGCGTGGTGTCTTCGCCGAGATACCAGTACCTCCCCGAGCCAACAATGGCGTAAATGACTTGGCTGGCTCCTAAACGCTGGAAAAAAGCAGTCTCCTTCACAGGCGTAACGCCGGTAACGGTTTTCTCGAAAGTATCAACGTAGGTGATTGTATCGGTCGCCGTCGTGTAGATGTAACGGCGAAACCTGATTATCGTCGGCTGATCCGAGAAAAGCCGTGCAAAGGTGATTTCGTACCCGCCGGTGATCGCGCGAATATCGGGTCCGCCATAACAGTCTCGTGCGTTGGCGCTCGCTGCCCCTGCGTAGGTTGTAGCTTCGTCGTCCCATGGTTGCCCGAACCACGAACGCGCATCGCCTTTAGCGACGTTGACTGTGCTCGTGGACTGGTTGATGTTCCAATACTCGGAACCGCTCGTGGTGATGTCAACTAACGAGGCGACCTCGTTATCCACCGAGTAGTCCGTCACATAGCTTATTACGTCATACGTTCCATCAGCGCGTGGGAGGATGCCTGCGGTATTGCCAACGGTTCGGCCCTGCGCAATGACGCTCGACCAGAAGTAAATCCATCCCGCATTGTGTGCGCCCGTAAGCCGTGTAAAGTAAGGCGTCCACGACCCGGTTGACGTGTCCTGCGTCGTTCCCGACGTAGGCAGCTTAAGCAAGTACCCTGTGTCATAAGTCCCCGCAAAAAGCGTAAAGCCGCACCAACAGAGCGCGACCACATCCGTATCCGTGGCACTTGGGATGGCAGCAAAGCACCAAGATGGTCCCGGCGTGCCGTAGAACGCCGTCGGAGCGTTGTCTGTTTTCCGCAAGAACCCGCCGACAACCTCAACCGCGCTAGATGCGTTAACCCTGTAGATGACGCCAACGGCGTAGGCGTACCCGTATCCAAGCGAACTGGTGTACCCCCCTGTCCCTCCATACTGCACTCCAAGTACAATGAACTTAGATGTCCCTGGAACATGGATTGGGGCTTGGCACATGGTAAAGGTGTCAGTTTCGACTACAGCCGTCAGCGTACCGGCAAGGCCCTGCAAGTCGTCTCGCCAAGAAGTGCTGGTTATGGTCTGTACAGACTTATCCTCTAACTGCCCTATCGTGATGTAACTGGTGGCTCCGGTCTGTCCGGCAACAACGTAATGGTTGCCGTCTTCCCCCAGCAAAGACAGGGAGTTCGAGCCATAAGAGCCCATAGTGGCGCCAAGATCAAGCGTGCCGCTAATAGGCATGGCGCCCTCCTGCGTTGCGTCCGCTCACGGCAGCCCCTGCTCGAAGCGCAGGCGCGTGCGGATACGCTCCTCGATGCCGTTCGTGCTGATCTGACGAACGCCGGCGCCGACTTCGTACACCACGCCATCGTTGCCGACGACGATGACGCTTTCGCGCACGACGACAGGAGTTCCGTCCACGACACCGCGCGCAAACGCAAGGCCGGCCGTTGGGGCGAGCGGCGCATCTACGTCCCCCGTCGCATACCAACTCTCCGTAGAGCCAGCGCCCATGACAAGCGCACGATCGCCGACGGTAAGCAGGTCGTTGACCGGATCCGGATTAGACTCTTTCGATAAGAAGTCGAGAGCGGCGATCGTGATTTCGCCGGGGCGTATGAAGTAAACCTTCTGCGTGTCGAGCACAGACACAAGGACGAAGCCGTTGAGGTTGGTGAGCGCCTTCGCAGTCTCGTTCATGTCCGGCATATCGACCGCACCGAGCGAATCTCCGCCTGCGTCGTAGTATTGCAGGTCCGTGCCGTCGGCGATGAAAAGGTACTCATAGCCGATGCCCTTCATCCATGTAACATAAGGGTTTCCAGAGCCCGGCAATGTCCCTGTGATCGCTGTCGTAGTCGTGCCGTCATAGCGGAATAGCGTATCCCCTGACACTACAAACAAGTCGCCGCCGAACAGACCATCCTTGTAGTAGCAGCCGCGGATAGGCCCCGCGCCGAACTGCTCAAGCGATGTCGTCCCAGGCCGCGCGATAAGGCGAATGCTCTCGATGAGATTTGTCGGCGCCTTCTCAACGTAGCGGTTTACAAGCTCAATCTCCGGCGCGGCGGGGAAGTCGCGCTTATAAGCGTGGATGCCGAGTGGGAGAGTGACCATGCGTCACGTCTCAAACGGGTTAAACGCGCCCGCCAGAGAGCCATCGTAACTCTGCACCGAGCGCGGAGTATCGGCAGCGCCGCCGACTTGGGGCGCGATTTGACGGTAGCGTTGCTTGATGCGCGCAAGCTCTCTATCGCGCGTCTCGATCGTTTCAGGGGCGCTGGTCTTGCCGTTACGGGGAGCTAGAGCCATGCTAAGCTGACAGACGAAGTAATCGTCATGCTCCGAGGGGAGAGGCATCTCATCGCCGGCAATCAGGTCCGTGTCGAGCAGCGTCCACTCGCCTGTGTCGTCGCGGTAGAAGTACGTCGCAACGGTGTCTGTACCTTGCGTGAACGTGTCGGTCGTCGAGCCTGCGATCTTCCGCCCGTTGCCGTCCAGTGTCAGTACAACCGTGTTGCCCATGCCTACGTCAGCAACGCCTATAAGCGCACCGTCACAGGGCTCGTGCGGCATGTAAACCGTGGCCGCCGAAGTAATCGAGCACATCAACCGTGAGTTGATAGGCGGGTACGGGTACGCGCTAGACGGTAAATCTTCCTTGGGTGCGAGGAAAGGGTAATCCGCCTTTACCGGCGCCGTGCGCTGCGGCGGAGGGACCGGCCACGGGTACAGCTTCTCGCCAAGCTCGTAGCCAAAGAGGCGCTTGACGATGCGGTTAAGCAGCGCCAAGCCCTCCGTGGTTTCGGCGGCGATTGGCTCACTCCCAACGGGGATGAGGTTCCCCTGCCGGTAAGCGTCCGTGACGATCGTTCCCGCCGTGGTCATGCCTCAGACGCCTCCGGTGGCTCTGCGAACACGCCGGCAGGCTTCGGAGCAGGCTGCATCCTGCGCGGCGCGGCCTTGGGTTTCGGAATCTCCACGCCGGCGGGAAGGATGATCTGCGTCGTCTTAGGAATTAATTCCTGTTTGGCGCGGTAGAGCGCGCTCTTTTTCGGGTCGTCCACCCAGCCGGGAGGAACGTCAAGAGAACGTTGGAAGATGGCGCCGACGCCTGTTTCAGGGTGATACCTCCAAGACGGCCAGCCTTTACCGACGGTGTGGCCTGGAGGGGCGTTCACTGCCATGTCAAACTCCTTGTGCAAATGGAAAGTGGCGCAGCACCATAGCGCCACGCCACTCTCTTAGTCAACCCAAGGCGGTTATGAGCCGATGATGCGCGTACCCATCTCGCAGTCCGTCACCGAGGCACCGTACACGCAATCCCAACGATGGATGTGCGCGCCGGTCGAGATGTCGGACCCGCGCCAGTAGCGGATCGAGATGCCCGTCTCCGGGTCGGTGGCGAAGCTGGACTCGCCGGTGAACGGCGTTTCGAGCTTGGCCGACACCATGGCGATAGCGTTCTTCCGCCAAGCTGCGCGCACGGTGTACGCCGTGGACGCCGCGCCGACGAAGTTGACGTTGGCTCCGTCAACCGCCGCCGCGCTCACAGTCGCGAACGCGGTGTTAGCGTTGGTGTCCACGCCGTCGCTCGTGCCGGGAACGATGAGCGGAGGCGTGATAACCAGGTCCGTCTCGTTGCTGGAGAACGTCGCGGCAGATACGACGGTGAACTGCTTCAGCCACGGAAGGGCCTTGCCGTTGCGCCAGTCGTAATCGTACACGCCCGCGATGGTCAGCACTTCGCCCGCCGTGATCGTGGTAGCGTCGGTCGTCGCGCCGTCGATGTGAATGGTCTGAGTGTAAGACCCAGCGTTCTTCACGTCGCGGTAGTTGACCGAAAGCGTACCGTTGTCGATCTGGCAATCGTCGGCCGTCGCAACGCGCGAGCCGGTCGTCAACGTGGCGCATTGCTGCGTCTGGTAGAAGTTGACTTCCGAGATCATCGGGATACGGGCACGCTTCAAAGCGTCGGCGTTCTCGCTCTGGATATTGGACGACGCGATGTTGCCCATGATGAGTTCGCCGTCGGCCGGGTCGATGGTGGCGTTGAGCCCTTCCGTCGGCACGCCGAGCTTGGCAAGGCGGGTGTAAGCCGCACGGGCCTGCACAGCCGATGCGATCGGGCTGGCAGCGGTTGCCGTGAGAGCGTTCACCGAGCCGGTAGCGGCGCCGGAAACCCAATTGTTGAAGCCCAGCACCTTCGACTGAAGGAACTTGTCGATTTGGTGCGAGAGCGTCTGCGCGGCGGACTTCATCGACTCGCTGCGCATAAGCTGGTTCCAACTCGTGATCGACTCAATGTCGCCGATCGACAAGTGGACCTTCGCGTACTGGTTGACGGCGATGTTGATGCTGCCGGTCACAACGTCCTGCGTCGCGAGCGCGGCGCTGTACGCCGACGCGTCATTCGGAGCGAAGCGCGGGGGACGCTTGACGCTGATGGTCAGGCCATTCTGGTCGGTGACTTCGTTGCGGTGGCGGCCGTCAACGAGCTTGCCCGTGACGAGGTTGTTCTTCGCCAGCAAGAGCATGACGTTCGCGTATTCGGTAGCATTGAGAAATGCGTTAGCCATTTTCCTAGCTCACTTGCGCGAGCTAGGGCGTTGTCGGCCTAACTGCGCTGGTTTGTGGTCGCCATAGCCTCGAACGCCGAAAAATCGTTGGTGTCGGGGCCTACGGAGAACCTGCCTCCTGCTCCTCTCGGCTGCTTAGGCGCGGGCTGGAGCTTCAGCGGTTGCGTGGGTGTCGTGGGTTTTAGTTCTTCTGGCTTTGCAGCCGCGAACCGCGCCTCTAGGCGACCGAACGCAGCGGCCTGCTTATGAAGCGGGGCGCTGAGAACCTTACGACCCTCGGTGTCGGTCATAAGGTGGTAGAGAATCTTCTCGCCTACCTCCGAGCTGAGCACCATGTCGAAAAGCACGTCCGGTATGGAGACTTGCCCTTTGACAACCGGCTCGATGACCTTCTCGCGAAAATCCTCGAACTCGACTTCTCCGCGCTCGCACACGGCCTTCGTAGTAGTTGCGCGTTCTTGAGCTTCACGCTCAGCGGCCTCGCGCTGCCGAATATTCCTGTGCGCCTGCTCCGCGTGGTACGCGGTAACGTCGGCGATGTAGCGTTCGTCAAGCTGCCCGAACTCGTACTTATCCGGGTCAGGCTTTCCGTCCGCGTTAGGAATATTGTCCTGTTTTTTCGGATGTGTCAAGTCGCCCCTGCGAGGCACTGCTTCGCCGCGTTCTAAGGCGGCAAGGCGTTCCTCCAGAGCGGCCCTCTGGCGGCGTTCCTCGGCGACCTGACGCTCCGCCTCACGGCGGGCGTGCGTCAGTTCACCGATGCGCTCTTGGACCGTCTTTTTGGGTTTTTCCTTGGGCTTTTCTTGTTCTTCAGGCGCGTCGCCTCCTTCTCCAGACGCATCAGCGTCGGAGGATTCTTCAGACGCGACCGCAGATTCTTCGTCTTTGGCGGGCTCAGCGTCTCCGCTCCCAGCCGATCCATCGTCTTTTGCACCTGCGTCGGCGTCGGCCACGGGTTGAACCAAGACGCCATCCCGGTAAGAATCGCTGACAAACCCCTCGAAAGCATTTTCACTCTCCTTGTTTGGACTCGGCACGCTTTTCTTCTCCTTCGTGGGCGACGCTGATCGCGTCTAGGTGATCGTGCAGCATAGTGCTGCGCGCCTTCGTCTCCTCGGACGCGGCTTTGATCCGGGTATTGTCGGGCACCGCCGCTGCCTGCTCACGCAACAACGCAGCACGGGCGCGCTTCTCCTCGATAGTAGCCAACTTCTCAGCAATCTCGGTCTGCGCCATCTTCATATCGACTTCTGACTTGAGAGCGGCTGCTCTGGCTGCGCCTTCTTGTGCCGCTTGCTCCTCCGGGGTTTCCGGTTCGACGAGACCCGGCGGTAACATTTTACGCGCACGTTCCGCCATTTTGTCGGAGCCTGGGAAGTCAAAAGCCTCGAACCACAAGTCAAGCATAGGCTGCATCGCCTGCGGAGCAGCGTTGAACACCGTCTCCATGCTTTGCCTCTGCTCCAGGCGCTTCGTGACGTAGCTCGGGCCGGTTGTGACCGTGACAGTGTACTTGCCTCCCGTGATGTCGATGCCGCCCGCTTGGTTGAGGGCTTGGAGCGAAACCTTGTCGTCTGGACCAAGAACTTTCTCGATGCGCGGCCCCGAGTAAACGTAACGGATGAGCTGGTTGGCAACGCGGCCGCACTCCTCGATCGCCATGTTTTCGTTGTCAATAAACACCACGGAGCCAAGCTCACCGACGCGCTGCCGCGCCACAATCGCGCGCCCGCTTACCTCGTTCGACTGTTGCCCGAGTGCCGCCTCGTGGATGTTGGAAATGTCTTTGAGGACCTGCTTATTGCGGTCCACTTCCTCGCTGATGGCGGGCTCAAGCTGCGCGGGCGGAACCTGCGTCGGCATTTGCCCCGCTTCGCCGTTGAAAATCAGCAAAGGGTCGTCGCTGATATGCGCGTCACGCCACTCTTTCTCGCGCCCTTGCACAGCCTCCGCGGAAGCGATGAACTTCGCCTTGGGGGTCTGGAGCAGCTTCTCGGCGCGCACGGAGCGCCAGTAGTTCAAATACCGCTGCGGATCCTTGAGGAACCGGACAATGCCCCAGCGGTGCCATTTGCCGTCCGCGAAAATCTCCCAGCCGGGAACGCGGAACACAGGCACGCGGTAAATCGGAAGGTCGTATGGCCCGGCCAATAGGTCCGTTCCCGTTACAATGTAGAGTTGAGCATACGGGCACAGCGCATCTTCTCGGATCATCGGCGCCCCCGTCGTGGGGTCAACCGCGATCATGGCCGGGTCAACCGGCCCCTCGTCGAGCCAATGGATAGCGCCGTTCGTCAGCATCGCGACAGGCCGAATACGCTTGCGCATACGCCAGAACGAAGCCACGCGCACCGTGTCTTGGTCCAGCCACCCGTTCGCAAGCAGCGATGGGTCGGTCAACACATCTGCGGCCGTCGCCCACGGGTACTCCCGCTGAAAGTCCTTTTTCGACATGCGATCGGAGATCGTGACGTGCCGCGCGTCGCGCCCTGTCGGATCGGTACGCATCCGGTCCCACAGCACCGACAGATGATCGGGGAAGCCCTCAATCACCATGTCCTGCTTGAACACGTCGTCATAGGCTTCTTCGAGCTTAAGCTGGAAGTTGCCGATGCCGCAGACGATCTGCGTCTCGCTCGCCGCGTCGAAAGCAACCTTGGCGCGCGATGTCTTCTGCATGTTGCGCAAAAGCCCTTCGCGCACGGTCGCCTCTGCCTTGTTGCCGCCGCCGTCGGGAAGAACCTTAATCGCAACCTCGTTGAGCCGCCTGTTGCCCGTCACCTGCCCGACAAATGCCGGCATGTAGTTTTCGGTCATTACAGGCTTCTTTTTGCGCGCCCTGCGCGCCTTTACGGCAGTATCCCACTGATCTCCGACGAAAAACTGCATGTCCTCAGTGGCGGCGTCGCGGTTTTCCTTGTCCGCCGCCTCGTCGAGCGCAACCTCGTCGCGGATATACGCGAGAAATTCCTCTTTACTGGCGAAGTCGTCGGGTGGCTGGATCTCGGGAGCCTCCTGCGACTCCTTCTCTGCCACGTTCGCGGACGAGAGAGACTTCAGCATTTTGCAGCCGACCTTCCCGCCATCTCCTTACACACGCGGAACTTTTCCGGAGGAGTGTAGCGCATTTGGTCAACGGTCAACCGGTCGAAAGTTATTGGGCGGTCCATACTCGCCGAATGAGTCAGGCGAACACCGCAGGGCATGTCCTTCTCCGCCGGGAAACCTTCCCAGCGCCGAATCGTGCCTGTGGCGGCCGCAAGTTCGACGAAAATCATTCAGCCCATCCACTCGTAAGCGGAGCCCTGAGAGGTGTCATCCTGCCATATCTCTACGCTACGATTGGCCGGACTGTCAACGTCCCCGAATTTAGGAACCGGCTTTGGCTCGCTGAACTTCGTTATGAACTCATTCTGAGCGAAAGTAAGCGCGATGGCGTCGGCTAGGTCCGGAGAACGCACACCCCTCCGCTTCATCTCGTCCTTGCTCTCAAGCAGAAAGTCGCCGCTGAGGCGCGGCTTCATCTTGGGCGCCGTCATGTCCGCCTGAAGCGCGTCAAGGTCGGGGATGGAAGGCCCCAAATCGTCCATGAGCCAGTCGCGAAGCCGCTGCCACATCTCCGCGCGGCGGTTCGCCGGGCCGGGCGCTTTGGGCTTGGCGAGCTTCTGCTCGGCCGTTCCGCCGAAGTTAACGCCCCTCACCTTTTCGACATACTTGGGGCCGATATGCTTTAGCCCCGTCACAATGGCGTGGCCGATGCCACCGGCGTCCACGTTAACTCGCGCTGGGTCCATCTCGTCGATCAGCGAGCGCACCCACGCGATACCCTCCTGCGCGTCGATCTTGCTGCGGTGCTTGACCCACAAGACCTGCGGGCCGCGGCGCGCGGCTACGCTGAAGCGGTCCCCGCCCATGCTTGCAGGGTCAACCCCCAGGATCATCGGGCCGTAGCCCTCCGTTGCGCGCTTACGAGCGCGTAAGACGTGCAAAGGTGCTATGAAGGGCTCATGCGCCGCCGTAACCCAAGCCTCGGCGGCTGTGGAGGGGTACTCCTGCCTGAAAAGGGATTCGGAGCGCAACTCCATGATCTTCGCGCGGCGCCACGCCATCTGCGCGAGTGAAAGGCCGAATGCCTCGGCATACTCGGCCTCGCTCATCGCGCCTTCTTCTGCGTCGCTCAGAAGCTCGAAACCGGTCTCCGGCTCACGCGAATACTCAGGAGACACGAACCACGGCACGAAAATCGCGATGTAGTCCCCGCGCCCGGCCTCTGCGTCCTGCCACCGCTCGTAAAACTCTCCGCCTGGTCCGTTGGCGGTGGACTCAAGGATAACCTCGGTCCCTTCCAGCAACGGCACCGCCTGAACGGACGATGCGAAGTGATCCGCCGCGTTCGACCAGAACGCGACTTCGGAGCCGTGGAACAGTGAAATGGAACGCGATCGACCTCCGGCCTTCTGCCCTGCCGTCGCGACGACGTAGGACGAGTCCAACTTGTCGAACACAAGCTCTTTTACGTTGGAGGTGCCAATATGAGGAGCAACAGGGTTGTGTCGCTGATAGCGGTCAACGATCCCGAAGAGGTTGTCGGAAGCGGTCTGCTCATGGGCGAGGATGTAGGTGTTGGTGCCACCATAAAGACTAGTGCGGTGATAAAAGCGCCCAGCAACGTAAGTGGAAGCGCCCTGCTGGCGGCCCTTGAGAATAAGCGCCCTAACCCAGCCTTTTTCATCCTTCTGCTCCTCCAGCCGAGAATGGATAAGCCGCTGCGCCGTGTTAAGCGCAAGCGGCTCCGTCTTACCCCCCTTAGTGCGGATACTAAGGCACTGCGCCGCGAAGAGTGGGAAATCTTCGCGGTACAGCGCCAGTCGTTGAGCCAGCTTTAACCTGTCTTCAGGGCTCACGATTACGAAGTGACGTTGCCAACCTCTGCAAGCCAGATGTCAACGGTGCCGTTGAACGTCAGCGTCCCATCTGCCGCGAGCCCGTCATCGTCGCACGCGGCGTTGAGATAAATGTCGTTCGTAGCAGAGTCGATGATGGCTCCTGGGCTGTAGGAAGCCGTGTTGGAAGTAATGCGGGACGCCTCGATGGAGAAGCCTGACGCCTGCGCGTCCTTGTCCTGCGCCCCGAGAATGTTGGCGTCGGCGCCGTCGAGAGCTTCAGAAGCGGCGGTAACGGATCCAACCGAGAACACGATGTCGTCGGCGGTGACAAAATCCCCCCCTTTAGTGACAACGAGATCGACCTCGGAGTTGAGAACAACGAAGTTCTTATCAGGGAGCCGCGCAACTGCGGTCCCGCCGATCGACGTAGCTCCAGAGACTACGGTCACAACCACATTGGTAAGGGTAAGCGTAATGCGCTGAACCCTCGACTCGTTGCTTCTGGTATGCGCGACAACCGCGCCGTTAAGGAAAACCGCAGGGGTTACGGCAACAGGTTCGCCTATCTTCAGTTCAAGGGGCGTAGTCATTTACAATCCTCCAAAAGGTTGAAGCCGTAACCCAAGTGCTCGCGGCCGGAGCAGGGAGAGAAGGACCTGCGCCTCTTCAAGGCTCACGGTTACGAGGTTACGTTACCTACGTCGTAGTACCAGAGGTCGATGGTGCCCGTGCAGGTGAGCGTGTCGTCAGCGTCCATCACGGCACCGACCGCCGTGGCGTTGAGGTAAAGCACGTTGTTGGCCGCGTCGGGAACCGCGATGTCCACCGCCGTCCCTACCGCCGAGAACTTACTCGCCGCGAACGTCACGGTGAGCGCGTCGGTGTCGATGGTCGTAACCGGGATGATGTTCTGCATCGTGGTCGAAAGCGTGTTGTTGGACGCAACCGCCGTCCCGATGCCCATGGTGATGTCGTCAGCCGCTGCGATGCCGTCAGTGACATTGCCTTTGACCACCGATAAGTTGGCTTCGGCATTGACAATGATGATATTGCGATCCGGCAGGGTGACGAAAGCAGAGCCGCCATATTCCCCGTCGCTGTCGTCAACCGTAACGACAAAATCGGTAAGGGTAATGCGAACGTGGCGCAGCGCCTCGGGATAGTCGGAAGTAATCGCCGCGTTCGTAGCGGCTACGGGACCGGTGCCCGCGGTCGCGGGCGTGGTGGGGGCGGAATACTTGGCGCTTGGAAGGTTCTGATCGACCAGGTTAACGAGAGTTTCGTAAATACCGGGCTCAAGAACGGTCTGCTGGCCGAGTTCTCGGAGGCTAAGTCGGGTAGTCGTTTCGCCGTCACCTGCCATGGCTTCTTCCTTCTTAAGTCCCAAGTGCTCGCGGCCGGAGCAGGGAGGGGAGGGCCTGCGTCACGGCCGCAAGACTATGCCAGCGGCCCAAGGAGCGAGGCGCTATGGCGTGACGGCACTATGCCGTAGGACTTTTTTCCTGTCAAGCGGACGGTTGGGAAGTCTCGCTGATAAGCGAAAGCTGCCCGTTCTCAATGATGGCGATGCGTTGCCGGATCGCTTCGCAGTTCTGCTTGTAGCCAGGCTTGCCGGTGCGCGCGGCCAAGAGGGCGCGGAGGCGGGCAAGTTCGGCGGAGTTGTCTTGGGGTTGGGGGGTCACGATGTAAGCTCCTTCACAACCCACATGATGGACTGCTCAAGCGATGTAAGCGCAAGCGAGTTGTAGCGCCCCGGCTTGACCTTGCCGAACAGATCCTCAAGCTCCGCCGCCTTGGTCTTGATGGCGTCGTGAAGTGCCTTCTCGTCATCGGTGAGAGCGCGGTACGTCGGACGGAACCTGGAAACCTTGCGCGCTACATCGTCGCTCTGGCGGGAGTCAGGCTTTCCTTCAAACACGTTACTCATCCTCAACCTCTTTTGGGGTAATGTCGATCGTCTTGGCGTCAAGCTGGCGCAGCAAGTCATCGACGGATTCACTAACCTGTACGTCATGCTCCCTCGGAATCATCCGAATCCAGCACTTCTCGTAAAACCACTTGGGGTCGCTGTCGGCGACATCCGAGAAACGCTGCTGCCCGCCGATGTCCTCGAAAGCGGTTATCACCGCGCTCTTGGCGTATTTCGCATAGTGCGCAAGGACGTTGCCTTCCGCATCCGACTGGATGGGCTTCAAGCGGCGGAGAGCACTAACGGTCATTCGAGATGCCTACTTATCCAAGCTGCGATGCCCATGGGGCCGGCGATCGCGCCGGCGACAAACCCGAAAACCAGTCCGACGAGGAACGAGATCATGGGCTTTAACCTTTTAAGGTCGGTGTAGTTTAGTGCGCCGGATGCACCCCCGTCAAGCTACATCGAGATTATACGGAACGTGGATCCGCTGGCGGGGGCCGCGGAAACGGTTCCCGTGGCGCTCATCGCTATAGAAGGGAGAATCTGCGCTATCGAGCCGGTGAACGCCTCGCTTGCCATTGCGCTCTGTATTATCGCGGAAAGCGTCTGCGCTGCTGCCCCTGTGTAAACCTGAGCCCCTGCGGCTGCCTGTGTTATACTTGGAAGGGTTTGGTCCGCCGTGCCGGTAGCGTTGTCGATATGCAGCCCAGCGGCGGCTTGGGCAATGGCCGGGAGCATCTGCGCTATCGCGCCAGCGAACGTCTCCGCGCCGGTTGCAGCTTGCGAAATGCTCGGTAGGGTTTGCGCCGCAGCGCCTGTGAACGTCTCAGTTCCGCTCGCGGCCTGTGCGATAGACGGCAAGGTTTGGGCTGCGGTGCCGGTGAACGTCTCGGTGCCGGACGCGGATTGTGCGATGGCGGGGAGTGTCTGGTCAGCCGCGCCAGTAACGTTGACGGTGTGCGTACCGCTCGCGGCCTGCGCTATGGACGGCAAGGTTTGAGCGGCGGCGCCTGTGAAAGTCTCGGTGCCGCTCGCCGCCTGCGTAACGGACGGTAGAGTTTGGGCAGCGGCGCCGGTGAACGTCTCAGTTCCGCTCGCGGCCTGTGCGATAGACGGCAAGGTTTGGGCTGCGGTGCCGGTGAACGTCTCGGTGCCGGACGCGGCTTGCGTAATAGACGGAAGGGTTTGATCGGCGGCACCGGTGACGTTTACGGTATGTGTACCGCTCGCGGCCTGTGTGATCGACGGCAGAGTTTGGGCCGCGGAGCCGGTGAACGTCTCGGTGCCGCTCGCCGCCTGCGAGAGGCTTGGAAGCGTTTGAGCCGCCGTGCCGGTGAAAGTCTCGGTGCCGCTCGCCGCCTGGGCAATAGCCGGCAGGGTTTGGCTTGCCGCCCCCGTGAAGCTCTCTGTCCCAGCGGCAGCTTGCGACAAACTCGGGAGAGTTTGAGCAGCGGTGCCGGAAACTGCCTCGGCATGTATTCCGCTCGCGGCCTGGGCGAGCTTTGGAAGAGTTTGAGCCGCCGCGCCGGTGAACGTCTCGGTGCCGGACGCGGATTGTGTGATCTTCGGAAGTGTCTGCGCCGATGTGCCTGTTGCACCGCTCGCCTCAGAACGAAGAATGATATAGGTTCTGGCGCTGTCTCGGCCCGTCGCTGACGTACACGCCCAGTCTTGGTCGCCAGTGGCAGTGACAGTTTTGTACTGCATCGACAGCGTCATGCACGAGTTATCCGCGCCACCATCGTTCAATACCGTGTCGATGGAGGACCAGTCGCCGTTTGTAGTGTCGCTGTCGCCAGTAATTGCATCGTCGGTCTCAATCGCCGCCGATGCAAAAATTGTATCTCCGCTCGTAACAGAGGCGGTGGGAGCTGAATAGGTTGTAGTGTTACCAGTTTCGCCAGTTTCATCAGCGGAAACGAACGAGGCAGTCTCGCCAGTTCCAGGGCGGAACCTGATAAAGTGAACAGCTGCTTGACTAACGGCCGGGGAGAAGTTCACAAAAAGGCCTACCGTGGAATCGCTTACGGTTGGCTCAATAGTCACCTTTATAAGTTCTGCGCCAGCTCCGGCCGAACCTGGGTCATAAAGAATCTGCGCTCGGATGGTAGCTCCCGGAAAGCTATTCCAGCCGTTCCCGGTGACACTTGAGAAGCAAGACGCGCCGCCAGACCCGTCATTTGAGGCTGCTATTTCAACTAAGAAAAGATCCCCAGCGGCGCAATCATGGTTAGGATTAAGGATTACCTCATTGCCACCCGAGCCAGTTTTTGACTCTAATAGTGTAATTGTAGCGGCCATTTACGAGGCCCTCAGAACTCTAACGACATTCTTGCCGCATCATAAAGCGGTATCTCCAATATGCTGACTTCAGCTATTTTACTTTCCTCGGCTGTCGCCGTCACATACTCGTATGGCGGTTTAGACCTATCGCTGAAAACCGCATCCTTTGCCCTGGAACGCACGATATTCTTGAAGCTCTGGATTGCGTGATCCTTGCTCTTGAAATACCTATCGTGTACAGACGTCTGTACGCCCGGCCCCCAAAACGTCATCTGGGCCTTGTAGAATGTCATTCCCGCCATCTGTGAGACCGTTTCTTAAAAGATAAAATCAGTTTCAACCGGCATAGTGCCGAGTACGTCGATGCCCAAATCCCATTGCGGATTGCCAGCAATTTGGTGGACCACAACGCGGTATTCGCCAACGTCCAAGGTAAGCACTTCCACGTCAGCCCAAGTGATCGAATAGACTTCCGAAATGCCGTCCCCGTTCGTGTCGATGTATTTCAGAAGCTGATCGCCGGAGAAGTCGACCTTGTCCACGCCGCTCTCGAAGTCGGTAATGGTGTCGCGTTCGCCGTCTCGATTCGGAGACCAGTTCCACCCGTCGTTCAGTGGAACCCAAAACCCATCGTCGATCTTGAACGTGTCAGCACCAGCACCACCAGTGAGGGTATCTGCGCCCCACGTCCCGATCAGCACGTCGTCGCCGTCACCACCGATGAGAATGTCATCCCCGGTGCCACCGTGCAGGATGTCGTTTCCTTCGTCGCCGTATAGCGTATCATTGCCTTGCCCACCGAATATGATGTCGTCCCCGCCGAGGCCGTGTGTCGTGTCCTTCTTATTGGTTCCGGCAATATGATCGTTTCCGGCGGTTCCATTAATTTTCGCCATGTGCGAGTCTCCTGTTCGTTCGAGACGAGAAGGCGGACGCTAAAATCAGCTTTCCGGCATCGTCACGGTCCACGACGAAATCGCCACGGTTGCTCCGCTGACGATGGACACCGTGTTAAGCACCAAGTCGTGCGTCCCTGTGCCCACCGAGCCGTCGATATGGTCGTCGAGCGATGTCGCGCCGTCATTAGTAGCCGATGCACGGAACCACGCCGCAGTGCCGGTGTTATCCGCGGATGTGTCGGAGGTAATCGCCGAAGCTGTCGCACGCCCGCCTGGATTGGCGTCCGAAGCCGCGCCGAAGGCGGGGTCGGAGCAAACGAGCGTCGCAAGCGTCACCTGAGCGCCAATGGCGGTGTCCGGGTCCGTCGCCTGTGTGCCATCGAGGATGCGGATAATGGCCGCTCCTGTACCTTCGTCGAGCCTGTCAACGACGTAATCACAGGCTCCAAGCGCCGCCTCGTTGGAGATGCGCGTCGCAAGCGCCATCGAAGCTGGGTATTGCGACATTGGGAACACGACGAGCCCTTGGTCTGCGAACACAGCCTGCCCGCGCTCGATAGCCTGCTCCTCGCTCTCGCCGATAAGGCGCTCGATCGTGAGCACTTTGACCTCTTGGCGCGTCGGCACTTTGACCTTGGCCCCGCCGATCCACTTGTAAACATGGTCGCGGTAGTACCAGCCGACCGCAACGGACCCAACCTTGACCGTCCCAACTGCGCCGGGGATCCGCTTCCCCTTCGCATCGAGCCCGAGCCGGGTCTTGAGGTTATGCTCGCTCTCGCCCGTATCGTAGGGCGTGATCGCCGATGCGATTTCGTCGTCGAACTCCTTGAGCGCCTTGGGACCGAAGTACCCGCGCATCGCGTCCTTGATGTATTTGAACTCATCCTCGAAGTGGAAGTTATTCATCGAGGTCAACACCCACCCGCGCCCGGCGACGGGGGCGAACAAGCTGTTGTGCCGGTTCCTGACCGTCGGCAGCATGAACTGCGCCGCGTAGTCGCGGGCGGCTACGTCAAGAACTTCTGTATTCAAATCGCGCGCCATGGGGTTCTCACCTGTTTGAAGCCTCTAGGAAATCCTTACCGCCTACACCCTGCGGTAATTCAACGTCACCGTGACTCTCTCAACGGTGGATGCAGACAAAACTTTGACCCGCAGCGACGTACCACGGGGAATAGCTCTTGTCCAGTTCAACAGCCCTGTACCGTACCACGACGCGGCACTCGTCAGCGTCAGCGGGTTGCCTCCGGTAATCGAGTTCCCAGCCGTGGGCGGGAAGTTGTCCACCGTCTCGGCCCACAGGTCCACTTGGATGTCCCCGGCCTGGTCGGCGAGGAGCGCGGCGGACTCGATGTAAATGGGGGTGTTCCACGGCCCTAGATCGCCCTCCAGCCCTACGGCGACGGGCGACCCGTTACCCTCCAGCACGAAGCCGACCGTGCCCAGCGCGTCTTGGGGAGCGCCAGAGCCCATGACGATCGTTTCCCCCGGTGGACCTGCCGGCCCACGCTTGCCGTCTTTGCCATCCTTGCCGTCGCGGCCTGGGCGGCCGTCTTCGCCCCTCAGCCCCGGAGGGCCTTGCGGGCCTACGTCGCCCTTTGGGCCTTGCGGACCCGTAGCGCCTTGAGGGCCGGGCGGTCCCTGCGGGCCTTCCGGGCCTGTTTCACCTTGAGGGCCTTCCGGGCCTGTTTCACCTTGGGGACCAGCCTCACCTTGCGGTCCCTCAGCCCCGTCGAGGCCGCGGACGCGGGTGGACATGGTGTCGAAGAGTTGGGTGATCTGATCGACCGGAACGGAACTGTCCTTGCCGGGGTCGCCTTTCGGCCCCTTCAAAGCGCCGGACTGGATGAGATGCACAAGCCTGTCGATCGCGGAGCCAACATCGTTGGTCCCGAGCACGCGGTTGTAGTGCGGTACGTCGTAGGCTTCGGGCATCCTTGCGAGCACTTTCTCGGCGGAGTTTGCTCTGTACCAGCAAGGGGATGTGGCGTCAAGCTACTGACGGATGGTGAGCGGGGCTAGGATACCTCAGCCCTTAAGGCGGGTGAAGCGGTTTGTTCGACTGCGCGTGCTTCGCTAGGTAGGCTGCCGCCGACAGAAGGCGCTCCCCGGAGTCTCTGAAGTGCCCGAGCCCTGTGTTGCACGGAGTACACAGGACGCCGCGGACTGCTCCCGTGGCGTGATCGTGGTCAACCTGTGGCCCGGTGTCGGGGGCCTCGCCGCAGATGGC